AAAAGATTGCCCAAAACCTGCCATTTGTTCTGGACTCATTAATTGATTTGCTAGATTAAATTTTAATGCCATTAATTACCTCTTATATACCACCAGCCATTGTACCAGCTGCACCTAACAATCCTTGACCCATACCCATGTAACCTGCTGCTTTAGCTTGTTGAGCAGCATTTTTAGCATCTACATTAGCAAGATAAGCTTGTGCTATATTTTCAGAAATTGAACCCTGCTGGCTAGCTACACCTTGTTGCATCTGTCCAGCCATTCCAGCCATTTTCATGCCCATACCAAGACCTTGCTGTTGGATTCCAAGCATACCTTGTCTAGTTTGCTCTCCTGCTTGATTAGCACTAACTGCACCAAGAAGACCGCTTATTCCACCGCCTCCCATGCCTCTTTGTGCCATTAATTGATTTTGTTGTTGAACTACATTAGCTTGTTGAGATGCAATTTGCTCGCGCATCATTTGTCTTTGCTGATTATAATAATCACTACGAGGGTCAAAAAATTGTTGACTTTGGTCCCAAGTAGTTTGTGCTTGGCCTCTCATAGTGTCGACATCTTGTTGCCAAGGTGCTAAATCTTGTTTAATTTTATTTTGGTCGTATTTAGTTACTTTGCCAGCTTGTTTAGCTCCATATGCTGATGCTGCTAATCCGCCAATACCTGCTACAGCTGCGCCTATTAATAACGGCATAATATCTCCTTTTTACTTGTAATCCAGCGTTTAAATATAATATTAAATGTGTTCATTAGTCAACTTGTTTTTCTATTCGAGTTAAATTAACTTTAGACCAACCATTTTTAGTCCTTACTTCAATTCTATCTGTACCACTACTTGTTTGTACTACTTTTATATCACCAACTTTACCTTTTCCTAAATCTCTCATAACATTTTCAGATTGATTTACAGAGTTAATAACATCATTAATATCGTCATAAATCTGCTGTATAATTCTATCCATACCTTCAACTGCACCTGCTGGTGGCTTTTTCTTTGATATAGGCATTATCTAATTGGTCTCCTTCTGTAGATTATTCCAATAGAATCTATTTGCAAATTATCATTTTCTGCTGCGTCTATTTTAACCTTTAGCCATTCTGACTTAGCAGCGCTTGTAGATAAAGAATATACTGACTGTGTAGTTCCATCAGAAAATTCATTACTATTTTCAGGATTACCTGCTGCTGTTAAAAAACTAACATTTACATCTGAATTAAGAACATTTTCATCTACTCCATCAAAGCCTGTTATTCTTACTTTTTTAAATAATTTAACCTGAGTATCCATTCCCATGGTAAGCTTCTTAGAATGCCAAGATAAAGGCTTTCTAGTAGTAGCATGACCATTAAGCCAGAATAAATTTGTACTTCCATATTTTACATAAAATACTTCTCCTGATGGTCCATGTACAAAAGATTGTACTTGAGCTCCGCTTCCTATGTCCCATAAATCCCATCTATTTTTTGCAACGCTATATGCCCATATCTTTCTATAGTCAGTATCACTAGTAAACATAATTAAAAATGCTTTTCTTTCTGGGTCCCAAAATACTTGAGGTTCCATAGAAGCAGCACTATCGGTTGCTGGAGTATAAACTAAACTACCTTCTTGCCATGAATTAGTGCTATCTCCTTTTAAAATAGCATCGCCTATTGTCTTAACCTGTCTTCCATCCCAAAGATATATATTATTCTTATCACACCAGCACATTCCGTAATCACTTACAAATACTGATTTTTGATTAAACGTGCCCATACCCTCCCAGGTATCTTCTATAAATAAATTGTTAGGTTCTATTTTAAATACTTTAGTTTCAGAAAATGCAAATATACGGCCAGCAAATGATGCCATTGCTACCACAGTTCCAGAAACTTGTAAAACGTCTGTTAAGACATTAAATTGGTCGAAATTATATGGTTTTGATTTAGCTATATAGTTAGAACCTAATAAACTAGAATCTAACCCTGTAGTGCAATTACCTACAAAATGTGTATTATTTAATTGAGTGCTACATTTATATTTAATATTATAACTATCTATTACTTCACTAATACCTGTATTCGCTTCAAAGTTTTGAAAAGAATTTCCTACATCATTAAAAGTGTATTTTTTAACAGAAGTAGAAAGTGTAGGTTTTGAACCAGATATAGAAGTGCTACCCCAACCATCTT